TCGTCGTTGATCGCGGCTGGATTTTTGCTGGTGACGTCACCCGCGAGAATGGCCGCATTTATCTCAGCCGTGCGCTCCACGTCTTCAAGTGGGAAGGCATTGGTTTTGCCAAAATGGTTGAAACAGCAAAAGCTGATCTACGTCCTATTGCGGATGTAGATATTCCCGAGGGTGCAGAGATCTTCTGCGTGCCGGTTTCTGAAGACTGGGGAATGCAATGATGGCCACTGCATTGATGCGACCAGTCGGCTACGGCAACGGCAACGGCTACGGCGACGGCGACGGCTACGGCTACGGCAACGGCGACGGCAACGGCGACGGCAACGGCTACGGCTACGGCTACGGCAACGGCTACGGCAACGGCAACGGCTACGGCGACGGCTACGGCTACGGCGACGGCTACGGCTACGGCTACGGCTACGGCTACGGCAACGGCGACGGCTACGGCACGTGCTCACCCCATCGACTCAGGAGGCCATGATCAACCACATCAGCAACATCTGCGCCGCGATCATCGCCATCTGGGCATTTGCTGCCATCGGCATTGAAGCCGGCGCACACCACCAACCCACGCACAGCGGCACGCAAACCGCGATCCGTTATGACCACAACTGAGACGTACTGGACCCTCCAGACTGCGCACACCTACGGCGGTGGGTTCATCGGCCGGCTGGCTGAGGCTGGCATCCTCGCTGATCCCAATAACCGTCAGCGGCTGCTGGATGCATTCCCAGAGATCCAGCAATGCTTCGGCCCGCAGACTGGGCTTTATGCACGGATGCGCAACCCATGAGCAGTTACACGCTCACTGCATATCACAAGGACCATCAACCCCGCACGCTGCAGATCGTGGCGATTAGCCCCACTGCAGCATTGCGTTCCGCGATGGAGCTGATGCCGGGATGGCTGATCAGCTCACCAAACCTCACCCCTGAATGGACCGATGACCCGACCACCAGTGCATGAACAATTCTGCGGCGGCTGCCGCTATTGGCGTGAAGGTCAGTGCCGGCGCCATGCACCGCGGCCGCAAGAGGCATCAGTTCACTGCCTTGCGATTGAGTGGCCAGTCGTTGAAGCAACCGACTGGTGCGGTGAGTGGGTGGCGCGTGATGCTTGAGATCACCAACGCCGACTATCACGCCGACCCAGCGATCTCGGCCAGCCACCTGCACGCTGTAGCGCAGTCGCCATACCACTACTGGTCGCGGTTTCTGGATCCAGATCGCAAGCCGGTAGAGCCCACTGCTGCGATGCGATTCGGCAGCTTGGTGCATTGCGCTGTGCTGGAACCGGATGAGCTGGGCAAGCGCTACAGCCGTTGCGCACCACGTAATACCAAAGCCGGCAAAGAGCAAGCTGCTGACCTCGCCGCACGTGGCATCGAAGCGGTCAGCGACAGCGACTGGGCATTGGCTATCGCCATGAACAACGCCGTGCGGCGGCATCCTGCAGCAGCTGCACTGCTCCAAGCCGGCAAGGCTGAGCAGTCCTTCTGGTGGGATGATCCTGATACCGGCCTGCGCTGCAAATGCCGACCGGACTGGCTCAATGGCGCTGCTGTGGTGGACCTTAAAACCACCACCGACGCATCACCGCGTGGGTTCGCCAAATCGGTGGCAACCTTCCGCTATCATGTGCAGGCGTCCCACTACCTGAGCGGCCTTGGCGCTGAGCGGTTCTTTTTCATTGCTTGCGAAAAGGCATACCCGCATCCGATTGCGGTGTATGAACTTGACGCCGAAGCACTCCAGCTTGGCAATGAACTGCGGCAGCGTGATATGCGCGTGATCGCCGATTGCCGCGCCACAAATGAGTGGCCTGGCTATGGCGATGACGTGCAAACGCTGAGCCTACCGAAGTGGGCGCTCAACCCTGATTCCACTGTTCTCACCTCTGATGATTTCTAAATGACATCCTCCGCTTTAACCCACTGGACACCAGAACAAACGCAACTGATCAGCAGCACCATTGCACCGGGCTGCAGTCAGGATGAACTGCGACTGTTTGCCTATGCGTGTCAACGCACTGGTTTGGATCCGTTCTCAAAGCAGATCTATGCCATCAAGCGCGGCGGCAAGATGACCATCCAGGCCGGCATCGACGGCCTGCGCAGCATCGCCGAACGCACTGGCCAGTTGGATGGCTCCGAAACATTCTGGTGTGGCGCTGATGGCGAATGGCGTGATGTATGGCTTGATTCCAAGCCACCTGCAGCCGCCAAGACCATCATCTACCGCCGTGGTGCATCACGCCCTTTCGTTGGCGTGGCGCGGTTTGCTGACTACAACGCCGGTCAGGGCTTGTGGAACAAGATGGGTGCCGCGATGATCGCCAAATGCAGCGAAGCGCTTGCGCTGCGTAAGGCGTTCCCTGCTGATCTCAGCGGTGTTTACACCACCGACGAGATGGAGCAATCCGAGACGGTAGAACCCGTCACTGTCACCGCTCAGCCACCTGCACCCGCTGCACTGCCCGCCCAACCGGCCGGTGATGCCAAGCTGTTTCAGGCCGGCAAGGCTGTTATCGCCAAGGCAGACACGCTGGAGAAGCTAGCCGAAGTAAACGAACGGATGCAGGCGCGGCAATCGCAACTCAGCCCCGAGCAATATGACGAGCTGAGCACGCTTGCGATGGAACGCGAAGCAGCGCTGCATCCTGAAGTGCCGGAGGAGGATCCGTTTGCTGATGACTGAACCGTATCTCACCACTGAACAGCTTGCAGCGCGCTGGGGACTCAAACCATCCACGATCAAATCCCAGCGTTCGCGGGGGAATGGCCCTCCGCATTATGAGCTACCGCGCATTGCAACACCAGCTGGCGAAAAGCGTGTGCGGTATGCACTATCCGCTGTGCTTGCTTTTGAGCAGACGCATGGCATCATTCCACTGAATCCTTGAACCGATGAGCCTTTACGCAACTGGTGTGATTCGTATCATCACCGACCCGCAACTGCGTGCCTTTGAATCCGGCAGCATGGTATGCAACTTCGCTGGTGGCATCCAGGAAGGTAAGGACAAAAACGGCAACTACATCAATAACACCATTGACGTAGAAGTCTGGGGCAAGTCGGCAGAACTGATCTACGACAAGCTGAAGAAGATGGATTCAATCCTCGCCAGCGGTAACATCCGCCGGCAGGACTGGGAAGATAAGAGCACGGGCCAAAAGCGCAGTAAGCATGTGCTGAGCATCAGCCGGTTTGAATTCATGCCGCGTCCGCCCGCTGGTGGTGGTGCAGCTGCCGCCGCTCCCGACACCGAAGACATCCCCTTCTGATGAACCAAGCCGCTCTTGAAGCTGCATTCAAGGAGTGGTGGGAGGCGTCCTACGGGCGTCCTCCCGGCACCCATGCAGTGATGACCCATGCGGCATTTGCCGCGCACATCCTTCAACTACTGGAATTGACCGATGACCTGCGATCCGATTGAGCAGCAAGCCCGCCAGGACGAGCTTGACCGGCTGTATGAACAAGACGGCCGCAATGATCCCAACCATCCACTGCACGCAACGTACACCGGGCTCTATGAATCATCATGCGCTAGCGATGGAGCTTGCAACGGAACTGGCGAAGCATGTTCCAGCTGATCACCAACTGCTGTGCTTTGCGCAGCGGTCGCTGGCAATACCAACCACCGGCCAGTTCAAGCGCGGTGAAAGCAACCCCGCTGCAGTGCTGACGCCGGATGATGTGCGCCGGATGCGTGCAATGCGTGCAGCCGGCAATACGTATCCACAACTAGCCAAGCATTACGGCATGAGCATCAAGCAAATCTGGCGCATTTGTAACCGCCACCAATGGAGCTGGGTTGAATGACTGAACCGGACAACGTAAACCACCCGCCACATTACAAGCAAGGCAGCATTGAGTGCATCAATGCAATCCATGCTGCACTTGGTGATGATGGTTTCATTGCCTACTGCAAGGGCAATGTAATCAAATATCTATGGCGTGCTGAGCACAAATGCAACCGCGCAGAAGATCTAGCCAAGGCTGATTGGTATATGCGGCGGTTGTTGATGGTTGCTGAGCGGCAGTAACTCTACACACTACGAGGTTCAACAATGCGACGTTATCTCCGAAGCCTCTCCCGTCACCCTGGCTGCCTCTATGCGTCCTTCTTTACAAGTCTTGGCGCAACATTGGGCGCTCAGCGTGGGTCATTCCAGTCATCGTTAGTTGGGGCCGCAATTATGAGCATCTTCTGGATTCCGGTGCTTGTTACCGCTGCTCAACATGACTACGACCAAGCCCATTAGACAACATCCCTACCATGCCTAAGCGACTAGATCTATCTGATGAATATGGCCGATCCGGCATTGACATCACATGGACCCCTTCTGCTCAACGTCTAAGCATCGCCGGTTGGTACGACACCTGCGTGGGGATTGATGGCGACGCCATGACTTTGCGCGAGTTCTTTGACAAGCTCGGTATCACCGAGAAAGATTGCGCCAAGGCTTTCAAGCAGCTTTCCTAGTCCACCTCACTTCTCACCATGGCCGATTACAAACAACTGTGCGTTGAGCTGGTTAATGAGCTTCATGGATACAAAGTTGCTCACCCAAATCACGACACTGATCTGATCAACCGCGCCCGAGCCGCCCTGACCGAGCCCGAGCCGGAGGGGCCGACGGATGAGGAGATCGCGTCCATTCTCAAAGCCTATGCCGTTGTTGAACCGCAGATGGGTGTAAGCCGAATCCTGCACGAAAAACATTTCGGCAATGTTGCCCGCGCCGTCCGCGCCCGCTTGGGCCAGTAGACCATCCCGCTTCTATTGCCATGGAAAAGCACTCGTGGCACTACGTTACCATTTTGCCGGGGTCAGCAAAATGGTCGTTCAGTAGCCAGACCCGTTACTCACCATGACCGATTATCAGACCACGCTGCTATTTGCATTCGGTGTATCAGCCCTTGTGGCTTGGCGGTTTCGTTAATGCGAATTACCCCTCGTAGTGAGAACGTCTAGTGACTGCCCACATCACCTACATCATCGGTTTCATGCTCGGCTATTTGCTCGGGATCCTCGTCGGCCGAGGCATCTACCGCCAGCGCCAATAGGGTGCCCGGTAGCCAGCCCTTACGCGGTGCTGACCTCACTGCCGCCGGGCGCGACAGTTACGCGATGGCCCAGAAAGGGTCAGATTCATTTTAGCCTTCTGATGCCACTCAATCGCGCCTCGTGCCCATGCCCGCAATGCAAAGCGCTGATCACCAGCGTGCTGCGCACATACCGC